CGGTGACGACCGCGTCGATGAAGCGGTCCCACTCGGTCTCGGTCAGCGTCGTTAAATCGGATTTACCTATGCTCTCGAGGTATTCACCGCCTTGTTGGCCGCCGACGCTCATGGCCTCGCTCTCGTTCGGAGTGGGGTCGATCATGCCCTTCCTCCCATGGCAGATGTCCTGGCAGGCGCGAGAGCAGAGGCGCTTGCGGCTTGCGTCCCTTCGCTGGTCCGAGATCCGGAAGATCGGGTTGAACCAGCCAAAGCCGCGAGGTTCCCGGTGGCAGACGGCGCAGAGGCCGGGGTGGATTTGGCGCATGGATCGAACCTGTAGCCGGAGATTTCAAAATAGCGGCCCGATGGACGGACCGAGATTTCGCTTGGGCGCGTGAGACGGTTTGCCTGCGCAATGGCCTCATTCACGCTAAGCGGAACGGGCAGACCTGGTGCACGTTTGCGCCACCAATCGGCGGCCTTCTGGCGCGCATAGCCCTTATGCTCGAAACAGACCCATTCGCTGTAGGTGGCAAGACCGCAGCTGTAAGTGACCTTGAGCGACGGCCGCCCGCCGCGTTTGTCGTGTCGGGTGTAGGATACGCCGCTCACCTGCAGCCATTGAGACGCTTTTGGCGACAGGACCGGCAGCGTGGCTGCGGTCGGCGCAATCTTCACCTCACGGGCCGGGAATTCATAGCCGCAGTCCGGACATTCGGTGGCCGAGAGCGCCACGATGCTCTCACACATGGGGCAGACCTTTGTGGGTGCCTCGCCCCCGCCATTCTCGCCGGGACGTTTCGGACGCACGAGATCGATCGGCCCGTGGCGTCGAACATTGCCCGCGAAATCCAGAACGAGGCAGTTCTCCTTGCCCGGTGCCAGACGCGTGCCTCGACCGACCATCTGGACATAGAGCCCGGCCGATTGCGTCGGACGCAGGAGCGCAATGAGATCGACGGCCGGGGCGTTGAAGCCGGTAGTCAGCACGCCCATCGACGCCAACGCGCGGATTTCGCCCCGCTTGAACGCGGCGATGATGGCATCTCGCTCGTCCTTGGGTGTGTCCCCGAAAATCGTCTGACAGGTGATACCCTGACGTCCGAATTCCTCAGCGACATGGCGGGCGTGATCGACACCCGAACAGAAGGCCAACCAGGATTTCCGATCCTTGCCATACTCGATGATCTCGGTGACAGCCGCCCGGGTAGTCGCCTCCTGGTCGACCGCCGCCGCCAGGTCGCGGGCAATGAAATCACCAGCGCGGGTGCCGACCTTCGACACATCAAGCCGGGTGGCGGGCTGCTTTGAAACAAGCGGGCTTAGAAAGCCCTGATCGATCAGGTCGCGGACCGTGGCTTCGTAGGCGATGTCCGTAAAGAGCGCGTTCTTGCCTTCATGCAGCATGCCGCTGTCGAGCCGAAACGGCGTGGCCGTGAGACCGATTACCTTCAGCGCCGGGTTGATCGCGCTCAGCGCATCGAGAAAACGCCGATACATGGTGCTTGATTTGCCCGGGATCAGATGGGCCTCGTCGATCAGCACCAGATCGGTGTGGCCGATTTCGCGGGCCCGGCGATGGATCGACTGGATGCCTGCGAACAAGACGCGCGCCTGCGCCTCGCGCTTACCCAGACCCGCCGAATAGATGCCCGCTGGCGCGTCAGGCCAAAGGCCGATCATCTCGGCATAGTTCTGCGCGATCAGCTCGCGCACATGGGTCACGATCAGGATGCGCTGATCAGGCCAGGCCTTCAGCACCTCTTCGATGAAGGCGGCCATGACGAGGCTCTTGCCCCCAGCTGTTGGAATGACCACCAGCGGATTGCCGGTGTTGCTCTGGAAATAGCCGTAGATCGAAGAGATCGCAGCGTTTTGGTATGGGCGCAGGGTCAGCATGGCGCGGCCTCCGTGGTACGAGCGTCATTTGACCAGGAGGAGCCATCGGCCATGCGGTAGGTGACGATGTCGTCTCCCGCATCGACGACCTCACCCGGCACGAGATCGGGGATGAAGAGATGTTTGCCGCAGGCAGCACGCTGCTCGGGTGGAGCCAGCATCCGGTCGTGGCGGGCGCAGTGCCAACCGCCGTCAATGGGCGTCGAATGCAGACAGGACCGGCAGGTCATAGCCGTACCGGCACCCTCATGGCAGGCGATGTGGTGATCGCAGAACCGGCATTCGAACCAAGCCGGGTCCTCGCTGATCCGCACGGGTGGATGCTGGGCGAAAATGACCCGACCGGCCTTTTCAAGGAGCCGCTCAGCCATGGCGGGATCGGCTTCGATCCGCTCGACATGCAGCTCGTCCGTGTCTTTGCAGACTGCGACGTAGAGCGCGCGGGTGATGCCGGTCAGGTGCATGTAGATCTGCATCTGCGCGGCGTGCTGGGGCTTGGACAGCACCACGCCTTTTGCAATCAAGTCGGCAAAGCTCTTCGCCGAATGCGTCTTGAACTCGAGCACGTGCCAGGTCTTCGGGGCCTCAAGCAGCCCGAGGGCGACACCATCGAGCGAGCCGCCGAAATGACCGCCATGGGCTTCGACACGGAACTGGCGGCCAGTGTCCGGATCAACCTCAAGCACCGTCGCACCGGTGGCGCGCAGGTTGCGGACCATACGGTCCTCTTCCAGTTGGCCGGTCTCGAAGAGACGCAGCAGGCGGCCGGAATGGTGTGAAGGCGTCACCCAGCGGAAATCATACCAGAGCGCGCGTGCGCAGGATTTACCGATGATCGACGCGCCGAGGTGATCGCGAAAGCCATCGCCCTGCCGCGCCTCATAAGACGCATAGATCGCCGTCAGTGTCGGCGTGGGTGGTGCGGGAAGATCAGCCATCACAAGCCCTCCCGTTCGCTACGGGCTTGGGCCTCGGCCAGAATGCCGCTCCAGGTCTCCGGGTCATGCCGGTCACGCAGAACGTCAAGCAGCGCGTCCTTCAGCTTTTCACGGCGACGGCGGCCGGTGCCTTTCGCGAGCAGTTCTGCCCGTTCGCGGCAAAGATGGCGCAGCGCAGTCCGTGCCCGGTGGAACCAGTCGGGGTCGATGGGTTTTTGGCACCGCTGGCGTGCCAGATCGGCGGTCGCGATCTGTGTGCGGATCTTGGCAATATCGTCGTCGAGTTCGATCAACCGGCGCTGGTCTTCAGGCAAGCCGGGGCTGATCACGGCCACAGGGGCCGCGTTGGTCAGATCAGTCATGGAAATATCCTCAGATGTGTTTGGGCGCTGCCCCGGCGAACAAGGGCGGAGCAGCGCGGAGCATCAGCCCTTCTTGTTCCAGGGAGCGGAGGCCATCTTGGCCGGGGCTGCTGCTGAGTCCCCGGCAGTCTGGGCTTTCTTCACCGCTTGCGGTGCGGCCGTGCCCTGTTCCGGCGTCATGTAGCGGATCGCATTGCTCTCCCCGTAGCCGTTCTTGGGCGGCTTCACCGTCACCTGGATCGTCATCGGGATGAGGTGCAGTTCCTCGCTGTCGCTGACCTGCATCTTGCCCGTCGCATGGCAGATCGCCGACAGCGTCCGCTGCGCAATCTCGACCGTGGTCGGGTTGGGGTTCACCAGATTCAGCTGGTCGAAGATCTTCCGGCCCCTGTGCGGGCCATCCAGAATATCCAGCATCAGCCAGAGGAACTGGCCCATGCCGTTGCGGGTCACGCGCATCTCGCTCTCGACGATCTGGGCACTGTATTTGCCTGCGGGCAGCAGCTCATAGGCGGTGGTGGGCTCGATGCCCGAGGCATCAAATGCGGCGTCAAAACGTGCCATGGTCGTATCCTTTCAGGTGCGGATTATTCAGGTTGGGGCATGGCTGCGAGGAACTCTGACCACTCGAGCGGCAGGGTGTCCGGCAGGCCGTAACGGTTCTTGGCGAGGAAGGCGGGACGCTCTTCGGTGTGCATGACACGCGCACCAGACCCGAGCGCCCGGGTCACCTTCTTGTTGAATCCGACATCAGATTTTGCGACCGAGATCTGGTAGTTCGCGAAGAGCACCACATCGGAATGCTCCTGCAGCAGCGCCGAGGCGCGGGTCTGCAGCTTGATCACATACCGGTCGTAGGGTTCGTGCTCGGGGCTGTCGAAACGCTTGATGTCGGTGTGGGCAATCTGGATAACCACCATGCCCTTCTGATCGCGAAGCGCATTCAGCTTATCGAGGTATTCGCGCCAGACGGTCAGAGCCTCGGCGTAACCTTTGCCAAAGCCCGGGGTTTCGATCGACTGCCAGCCGTTGCGTTTGCAGGCCTCAGCCCAGATCAGCGGCTCCAACCAGTCAACGCTGTCGACCACGACGGTGCCATAGCCGTGATCTTCATCCAGCAAGGCGTCGAGCGCTTCCGCCACCTCAACATAGCTGGTCGCCAATGGAAAATGCGGGACCTGCAATTTGCCGAGACCGTCCTCGGTCATAATGAACACCGGCGCGCCAGCGTCAGCCGCGAAGGTGGATTTTCCGACCCCGGCAACCCCGTGGATCAGGATGCGCGGCGGCTGGAGCACCGAGGTGGTGCGCAGAGATGCGAGAGAAATAGCCATCAG